AGCAAGCAGTTCAGTTGGGCCAACGATTACAGGGCGCGAAATCCAATGCTGGTGGCATACACGCAGAAAGTGCAACGGGTTGTTGTTAAAGCAATGGCAGGGAGGTTGAAGGACAACACGCGCAGGTCTACGCACTATCACACGATAGCGGTGTACCCATCATGGGCGGCTAGGTTGGAGTTGACTGAGGTTATAGGTTTTCACGTTTTTTATAGATACCCAAGGAGAAAATTATGAACGCTACAAAAGAGATTCGCAGAGAGAACGCTTGGATCAAGCGTAAGGTGAAGACTGGCACGCCGTTAAAGGATGAAAAGCCTTACATAGATTACGAGTTCCGGATGCCAGAGGTGTGGCGCGATAATATCGTCACCTGGGCCAAGGTCATGCTGATTGTAATGTTCCTAGCGTTTTCTGCTGGCATGTCCATACCGTTAATACAAACGTATTTCAAATGAAAAAAGAACCAACGCCAAATGGATTCAACATACCGAAAAGTTTTATCACTAGCGACTTGGGGTTTAAGCGCTCTGCTGCTGGTGCAGTAGGTGGAAAACGTAGGTCTAAGAACATGACCAATGAGCAGGTTAAGTCATTTGTTCTGCGTATAAAAGACGCTCCCAAATGACTTAACTATCTCACTCGTAGTTATCAGCCCCATAGACACGGGGCTTTTCTTTTGTAGACAACTTGTAAATGTCGTCAAGCTGGCGTTGCTTGGCTTTAATCACACGCTCACGGTAATCTTTAAACTGAGTTACGAGTGACGGGTTAATAGCCCACTGCGCAAAGTGCTGTGTCTCTCTAGTGCCATCGTCCATGCGCATCACCCATCCAGACACCTCTAACATCTGCATAGCACCAAGCACCATCTGATCGGCTTGCCACGGACTGATGCCATCAATCTGCCTGCGTGCGCCCCTCTTAATCTCGGACATGGTGATATGGTCATGGTCGCAGTAATGGATGATGTAATCAGTCACCCACTGGTCGAAATTACTGGTGCCGCTCACCTCATTAAACGCGTACCGATAGGCAGGTATCAAATAAGACTTGACAAATCGTATTACCCTATGAACCACATCGGCTGGCACCAAGGTTGTAAATGGCGAGTCAGTCACATGGAACAGTAGTATCAGTCGGCCAGCGGTGCCTTCTAGCTTACCGAACGCTGTCATAAACGTATCACCGCTGTGCAGCAAACGTTCATCATGCTTGGCGTCTTCATACCACGATTGAAACTCTCGAAAAACTACATATGCTTCTGGGGACAGTTTGTATGTCTGAGCGGGTACTGCGTAGACCATGCGCAGCGTGTTTTCCCACGCCGCAGCGGTTGTCAGATACTCAGGCACTGGGTTGCCAAGGCGTGTCTTATCATCGCGCAAAATTGCTGGTATGAATCGTTGGAGCAGACCATCGGCTGATAAAGCTGCCATGTTGTCTCTGAACACCCGTGGCTGTATATTGCCGTATATGGATATGGCCAAGTTTTCACAAAAAATTGAACCAGCCCCCACTCGGTCCATTATGTAAGAGTCTGATTCGTAACTCACCACCCACGCCGAACGGTCTTCGCCACTGGACTTATCGGTGAGCTTTTTAATCCACGAGTTCATTTCATCAAGGTGGCACAACAGACCGCGTGGCCGTGATGATGCTTCACGAACCAGCTTCTGACTGGTGATGTCGTTAACTGTGATTTTGAGTGCCACTGGCTGGTCTGGCATGTCGGGCACTGATGGTGCTTGGTCGCCCGATAGCATAGCTTCAGGACTGGCCGAGAACTCTAAAAAAGATTTTTTGGCAGACGCGAATGCTGCCTCCTTGCCCTCCCAGTCAAGCATCTCTTTGCCAAAACGTGGCCTATCCTCAGCCTCTAAAAACTTTAAAGGTGAGAGCATTGGCTTACTACCTGGTGTCTTCTTATCGGCTGGTGCGCCAAGGGTCATCAACCACAAAACAGGTGGTACTTGGTATCCCGGCATTAACTCAAGACGGGTTTGCGCATCGATTACGCCGCAGATAGCGCTAAGACCTGCGAACAGTGGGACCAAAGGGTCGCAGCCCACGCTTTCACTAACCTCTTGGGCACGGGTTGCAAGCACTGATGGCCACACATCCATGTCCATGTTGGGCGGCACAGGGCGCAACCCTTTAACAATAGTGGTGGGCGCAGTAGCAGTCGCTGTAACAGATGAAAACAAACTGGCCGCATCAGGCATGGGCCGTGACCATCCTGCCTTACGTGCAAGATGGAACAACGTGCCCAGTTTGACAGCCGTATCTTTGTCGCTCTTAAATGAAAGCCACTGACTCATTACTGCCCTGTCGCCGGGGTACTTGTCGCTTGGACGACTCCACTCGTTCCACAAATGCAACGCATCGTCCAACTGACCAGTCTGCGTGCCAGCCCAATGCAACGCCATGCCGCAGTTAATCCATTCCTCCCGTGGGCAGTTGGGGGTTACTGACTCAAGCGCAGACCGAATTTCACCCCATGATGAATTGACATGTTCGCCCGTGTTGATTGATCGTGTCTGCTCTTGGGAAAGCATCTTCTGCCACACATCCAACAACGCTTGTGGAATAGGTGGCAGACGCATCCAATGACCTTTGCCAGCCCACCGGTATGCTTGACGTGTTTCTGGGTGGATGGATGGCGGCATAACGTCTTGCACCGTTAACCCGTTGGCCGTGGCGCAGCGCAACTCGTAAGCTGTGACACCACCAGCCATAATCTTTTTAGACGGCAGTGACAGACCCACAGGCATTGAGTACAGCAGCTTACCGTGACCGGACTTGCCGCTGTCGATAACCACTGCGTCTGGCGCATCGTAAAGGGCTTGCAGATCAATCCCTTGCAGCCCCAGCAGCATCGAAGTGGTGCCCCACTCGTCTATGTCAAAAGCCATGGTGCCGCTGTAAGCATGAGCCAGGCCAATGCCGTAACCTGCTGGCAAGTCGCCCATGGACTTGAGCGCGTTTTCTTGTTTGTTCCAGCCAGTGGTGCGTGGACCCTTGGTGTTAGGTGGAATAGGTACAAGCGACCATCCGTGTCTGATGTACGCGTCTACTGACGCAGGGTGCTGTTGTACAGATTGCAACGATGTCATACAATAATATCGCTGGTATATGCAAGTGCCAGTTGATTCATTGATTTTCTCCTTTAGTACCTCGGCGTAACAACCGAGGTATTTTTTTGTAAATAATTTGTTGCCGTGTGTCACAGTGTATCAGAACTGTGCTACACTTGTGTCAACGAAACGGAATTATTTTCATGGCTACTAAACCTAAAAGCAAATTTTTGACTGTGAGGCTTGAACCACCAGTCCACAAAGCGTTCCATCGCAAGGCCATCGAGTACGGTGGTGTATCTGAGGTTTTGCGTGAACTTGTTGCGGCTTTCAACGAAAACCGTGTAACTGTAATCCCCAACCCCGAAAGAAAGAGCTTATTCAAATGAACGACCAAACCATCCAGATGATTGCCTCAGCCATCATCGCAAACACCAAAGTATTGCAGTCTATCGTTGATTCACTCCCGCGTGAAGTCAATGACAAAGTTGCCGCCATTGTTGCGCCAGTTGCTGCACCTGTTGCTGTTCCATTGCAACCAACACCTGTCGCAGTGGAGACACCTGTGTCAGCGCCTGCTATGCCAGCCCCACCTGTTTTTGAGGCACCTGCCCCAGTACCGGCTACCAGCGGTGTTCCATTTAACGACCCCAAGTCGCTAATTGATTATGTGATGAGCGCGTACAAGAATCTTGGTCCACAAAAAGGTGCTCAGATCCAAAGCGTCTTGACAGCGTTAGGCTACGGCAACATTAATGATGTTAAGCCTGAGCACTACCTAGCGTTGTTCACCGGCGTTGAGGCACTCAAGTGACCACCCACTCATCTCTCTCACCGAGCAAGCGCCATCGGTGGGCGCTGTGCCCCGGCTCGATTAGAGAAGAAGCAAAGTATCCTGACAGTCGGAGTGGGCCTGCTGCTATTGACGGCACCCACTCGCACACACTGCTTGAATACTGTCTAAGCGAGGGTGTTGAACCTAGCTCGATGGTTGGTCAAGTGTTGAGTGATGATGACGGCTCGTTTAAGGTAGACAACGACCGTGCCAGCAGGGTTAAGGTGGCAACCGACTACGTGAAGCAGCGTATTGGTGAGCAGTTTGGAATGTGCCATGTGCTTGCGGAAACGCGAGTAGACCCAGCACATTTATTAGGGCGCACCGACATGGGTGGCACGGTTGATATTCAAATTAAAGGTACTGAGGTGCTTGAGATTATTGACTACAAAGACGGCATGGGCATTGTCGATGTCAAGGATAACTACCAGCTACAACTTTACGCGTTTGGCGCACTGTCTGACCTAAAAATACCAGATGGTGGCACCTACCCATGGAAGCGTGTGCGCATGACTGTTGTCCAGCCTAAGATGGCCATCAAGGGTATGAAATCAATTACATCAAGCGAGGTGTCAGTTAGTGACATCCTTGGTATGATTGACACACTTACCACAGAAGGTCAGCGCTGTGATGATGTTGAAGCACCACTGGTGCCGGGTGACAGTCAATGTAAATTTTGTAAAGCTAAAGGCTCTTGTGCCGCACTTGCAAATAACGTAATGAAGGAGGTGGGAATCATGTTCCAGCCCGTAAATGTAAATGAGACACTCGACGTAGCGCAACAAAGCGCAGATAAAGACCCAACCACAATGGATGACGCCCAGATCGCACAGATCATGGAGGCAGCACCTTTGATGCGCCAGCTACTAGAAGGCGTGGAAAAGGAAGCCTTGCGTCGCATGCAGGCTGGTCAATCAATACCTGGGTTAAAGCTAGTCAACGGTCGCGGTTCACGCGCTTGGTCACTGACCGAGGATGACATGGCTGTAAAGCTGGTAAAGATGGGCATACCTAAGACTGCCATATATGAAACCAAACTTGTATCTGTTGCCAAGGCTGAAAAACTGTCTTGGGAAAAGCGCAATGGTGAGAAGGTGTCACTCAGCCAACGCCAACTTGACCGCATGTCGCAAGAATATGTTGTCAAACTAGCTGGCAAGCTAACAGTAGTATCTGAATCTGATGAGCGTAAAGCCGTCACCACGAATGCTGCGCCAATGTTTGGTGCAGTTGATACCCCAACCGAGCTACCCGCTTGGTTATCTTAAACCGGAGTAAATGTAATGTCTGATGTAATTTTTTTATCCAATGTCCGTTTGTCGTTTCCGCACCTTGCAGAGCCACAGCGTCAAATCAATGAGCAAACTGGTAAGGAGCGTATTTCGTATAACTGCGAGTTTATTATGCCCAACGACCACGCGGGCTTTGCCCAGTTTATGGCGCGTTATGGTGAGTTGGCTTTGGAGAAGTGGAAGGACAACGCGCAAGCTGTTATGCAAATGATCCAGAACGACCGCAAGACGCGCTGCTTTGGTCGTGGTGATGAGAAGGTTAATAAGAAAACCTTTCAACCTTACGATGGTTACGCCAACAACGTATACATCACCGCTGGCCGTGACACACAGCCACAGATCATTCAAGCCGATGGTTCACCTGTTGACCCGTCTAATTCAATGGCGTGTATGCAGTTGGCCCGTAAGCTGTATGGTGGTTGCCGTGTTAACGTTGCTATCAAGCCTTGGCCTCAAGACAACAAGCATGGTCGCGGTATTCGCTGTGACTTGATTGCTGTTCAGTTTGCTGGCGATGACACACCGTTTGGTGAAGGTGCTGTTGATGCGTCTGGCATGTTTGGTGCTGTAGCTGCCGCACCCGGCGCTGCACCCGGCTTTGCACCAGCAGCAGCTATGGGCTTACCACCGTTCATGATGGGTCAGTAATCGAATCGGGGGAAAGCCGACGCTGGATACCTATCAAGCGCAAGTGCCGTCGATAGCAAGCCAACTGAGGCAAGTACCCCACCTAACTGAGTAATGGTAATGAGTAACGATTTTATTTACGACATCGAGACGTACCCAAACGTGTTTACGTTGGCGGTAGAGCATGCCGACGCACCGTTCAAGTGGTCGTTTGAAATTAGCGACTCGCGCAACGACAGCAAGCAAATTATTGAGTTCCTGACTCACCTAAAGAACACCGACTCGCGCATGGTGGGTTTTAACAACATCGGGTTTGATTACCCTGTGTTGCATACCCTCATTCGCATGGGTCACAGTGACGCCAATACGCTGTACCAAAAGGCCATGTCCATCATTGGTTCGCATGATGAGTCAAGTAAGTGGATGCACTATGTCAAGCCGTCTGACTACTACGTCGAGCAGATTGACTTGTTTAAGATTCATCACTTCGACAACAAGGCTAGAAGCACCAGCCTCAAAATGCTTGAGTTCAACATGCGCTCAGACAGCATTGAGGACCTACCGTTTCCTGTGGGCACCATGCTTAACCGCGAACAGATTGACGTGCTAAAGCGGTACAACGCGCACGATACAGACCAGACCAAATTGTTCTATTGCGAGACACTTGACATGATTCGGTTTCGTGAGGAACTGACGCACAAGTACAACCGTGACTTTATGAATCACAACGACACCAAGATTGGCAAAGACTACTTTGTCATGAAGCTAGAGGAAGCTGGTGTGTCGTGCTATGACTTTGGTCCAAGTGGTCGCACACCCCGTCAAACAAAGCGCCCCGTGATTCATTTGCGCGAAGCCATTTTGCCGTGGATAGAGTTCCAAAGTCCTGAACTTACACGAGTAGCCGACTGGTTAAAGAACCAGTCAATCGCAGAAACCAAAGGGGTCTTTACTGATCTCACAGCAGTGGTCAACGGATTCAGTTTTGTATTCGGACTTGGGGGAATTCATGGGTCGGTCGAATCGGAAGTTGTTGAGTCAGACGATGAGTTCGTCGTTGTGGACTTGGACGTCACTTCATACTATCCAAACTTGGCAATCACGAATGGGTTTTACCCGGCCCATCTCGGAAAAGAGTTTGTCAGCATTTACCAGCACTTGTTTGAACAGCGCAAGCAGTACCCCAAGAAGTCCGCAGAATCGGCCATGCTGAAGCTGGCGCTTAACGGTGTGTATGGTGACAGCAACAACCCGTTTAGCGTGTTCTATGACCCGTTGTTCACCATGAGCATTACGCTCAACGGTCAACTGTTGCTGTGCTTGTTGGCCGAAGGGTTGATGCTGATACCTAACCTGCGCTTGATACAGGTGAACACCGATGGTCTTACGGTTAAGGTGCCGCGCAGCAGCAAGATGCTGGTTGACCTAGCCCGTGCAGCATGGCAAGAGCGCACTGGGTTAAACCTTGAGGAAGCTGTTTACAAGTCCATGATGATTCGTGACGTAAACAACTACATTGCAGTCTACGAGAACGGCAGCGTGAAGCGCAAGGGTGCTTACGAGTGGGACATGGGTTGGCATCAGAACCACGGTGGTCTAGTGGTACCCAAGGTCGTTGAACAGGTGCTGGTGAACAACGCACCCATTCGGGAGACGATTGAGAACTGGCCTGAGTTGATGGACTTCATGTTGCGCACTAAAGTGCCACGGTCTAGTCATCTTGCGATTGAGCGCGACGGTGTTACATCTCAATTGCAAAACACAACACGTTACTACATCGCCAAGGGTGGTGGTCATTTGTTTAAGTGGATGCCACCTTTAGCTAAGAAGCCGGGTCAATGGCGCAAGATTGGCGTAGAGGCTGGGTGGAACATACAACCATGCAACAACATCAAAGACGCTAAAAAATTACCAATTGATTTTGAGTATTACATTCAAGAAGTGGAGAAACTATGTCTGGGATTAGCTTGATGACCAAACCTGACGTGACTAAAGAAGAAGACGAGGCGTTTAACGCTCTAAGCAAACAAGTGGCAGGCAGCCACTATAAGGAATTACCAATACAGCCCGTCGAGTACATCTACGCCAACGCGCTGGGTTACTTTGAAGGCAATGTTGTTAAGTATGTAACCAGATGGCGCAAAAAGAACGGCATAGCTGACTTGGAAAAAGCAAAGCACTACATCGAGTTACTAATTGAATTGGAAAATCGCAATGTTGGAAAAACAAATTGAAGCCAAAGTTTGCGAGTACGCCCGTTCAAAGGGTGTGCTTGCGTACAAGTTCACCAGCCCCGCACGGGCTGCTGTGCCCGATCGTTTGCTCATCGCGCCAGATGGCCGTGTGTGGTTTTGTGAATTCAAACGAACAGGTCAGAAGCCAACTCCTGCACAGGATCGGGAACACGCCAAACTCCGCGTGCAAAAAGTAAATGTATTTGTAATCGATAACGTGCCCGATGGTGCTGCAATGATTGACGTAATGGTGTTTGGATGCTAACCCCTGACATACTGCATGACTACCAAAAGAAGGCAGTCAACTTTCAAGCCACGCATCCCAACTCAATGCTGTGGTTGGATATGGGGCTGGGTAAAACCGTGGTCACGCTTACATCGTTGAGTCACCTGCTCAACACTAAATTCTTGCGAGGTGTCATTATTGTTGCACCCATTCGAGTTATTCGATTGGTGTGGCGTCAAGAGGCTGCTAAATGGGAGCACACGAAGCATTTGAAGTTCAGCATGGTTGCTGGCACCAAAGACCAACGCACTCGCGCCCTGTTGCGCCCTGCTGACGTTTACATGGTGAACTACGAAAACCTTGGCTGGCTTGCTGAAACGCTGCAAACCTACTTTGTTAAAAAGAATCGCCCGATGCCCTTCAACGGTATTGTGTGGGACGAAATTAGCAAAATGAAAAACAGCGCTAGCAATCGAGTTAAGGCGTTTAAGAAAATTGCCGATCAGTTCGATTGGACAACAGGGCTTACGGGTACACCTGCGTCTAACGGCTATAAGGATTTACATGGTCAGTTCTTAGTGGTTGACCGTGGTGAACGTCTGGGTACAAGCAAGACTGCGTTTCGCACCCGGTTCTACCGCAAAGTTGGACCGTATAAAGAAGTTGCATATGAAGACACTGAGGACACGATTAAAAAGTTAATCGGTGACATTACACTTGAGATGAGCGCAGAAGATTACAACCCGTTGCCTGATCTTATAGTCAACAATGTTGAGATTGAAATGCCTGACGAGTTGCGCGGCAAGTACGAAAAAATGGAGCGTGAGTTGTTTTTAACACTGGACAATGGTAAAGAGGTTGAGGTGTTTAACCAAGCTGCGCTTACCAATAAGTGTTTGCAGTTTTCCAATGGCGCTATATACCCTATTGCTGGGATGCCGTTGTGGGAAGTCATACACAACTTGAAGTTAGAGGCATTGGAGGAAATTATCGATGAGGCGCAGGGTGAGCCTGTGCTGTGCTCATACGCTTACCGCAGCGATGCCCAGCGCATTATGGAAAAGTTTAAAGCACTGCGCCCGATTAACTTGACAGAGTGTAAGAGTGAGTTGTCGCTGACGAACGCCATGCACCGATGGAAAACAAACGACTGTCAGTTAATGATTGGCCATCCTGCCAGCATGGGTCATGGTATTGATGGATTGCAAAGCAACGGTCACATCGTTGTGTGGTATGGCCTTAACTGGAGTCTTGATTTGTATGACCAACTTAACGCACGCATCAGGCGTCAGGGTCAAGGTGTACCAGTCATATGCCATCGTATTTTAATGAAAGACACGTTGGACCAAGCGCAAGCCTTGGTGCTCGATGAAAAAGCCATTACACAGTCGGGATTACGCAATGCTGTTAAACAGTATCGTCAGTCTAAAGGAGTTTGACATGATATGCCCAGAGTTAGAGTGCCGCGCTTGGACTGAGGTTAAAGAGACGCGCCAACGCGCCAATGGTTCCACCTATCGCCGCTACGTGTGCGCTAACAACCACCGATTCACAACAAAAGAGGTGGTTGTTGCCAAAAATATTTATGAGAGCTCGAAATGAGGCCCATCAATAAACGGACGGCGGTTCTGACTACGGCGAGTGTCAATGTAGCTGTTCATAGCCGACTCCATTGAACCACCCCACTCGCAGATGTCGTTCACAGTCCACGCAGCGCCCCACTTAATAGGAACGTTTAGCTCGCGCCCAGCTTCTGACATGGCGTCGGCTATGTCATCATACAAGTTTAGTTCCCATGAGCCACGAGAACCAATGTATGCCATTAGGTCAACAGCATTGCCATACCCTGTGACGATGCTCAAAATGTGCTTACTGTCCATTGTTTTAGATGCACCGGCTGCCACGAGCTCACGCTGGCACTCGATAGTGCGCACCCCCTCAATAACGCCAAAATCTATTTTAGTTTTGGTGATAGCCAGTTTGACAACAGCAACCATCTGAGGGTCAACACCCTCAAGGTTGTCCAGGCTTCGCTGTGATAAATGAAATGTCATTGAGTAGCTCCCTTGATTGGATTTCGATGCAGGTTATTTGAAATTTAGATATGCGAGGGTTAGTGGCAAATTTGTGTCTGACTTGATAATTTTGATCCGTGCATTGTTCAACAGATACTGACAAGTCACCGCTGTGAAAAACGCAGTCCCCGCCAAACAAACAAACAAAAGCCACAGGCAGCCAGACCATAACCTACTCCCTATTTTTGCAGGCCAATCTTTTTATTAGCAAGGGCCTTGACCATGCCGCGCATGCCATAAATTACGATTACCATGCCGGTAATTGTGTACATATACCATTGTGGCATTTTCCCGATAATTTCAAAACCAGCTAGGGCGTGTGGGGCCAGTGATGGAACAAACGCCATGGCCATGGGGGTCAAGAAAACAATAAGCAGAAACTCGTCTTTCCAGCTCTTTGCCATCTGCTCCATTGCTATGCGGTCTAAATCGTAGTCTTGGCCTTGGCCAGTTTCAGCTTGCCTTGTGGCTGATATAGCTTTGGCCTTCTCGATGTCTGCCTGAGCCTGGATGCCAACGATAGCAGCCGCAGATGCAGCCTTGGCCTGCTCCTGCTTGCCTTCCATCCATGTGCCGCCTAGTCCTATAAGGCTTGTGAGTATTGGGATCATTTGTAAACCTTCGTAATGATTAGCCAGACTACAAAAAGCAGTACGCCTATTCCGGTAATGGACAGTATGAAAATACAGACACCGATGACGACATCCGTAAGGGCTTTTAGACGCTTCATCTTCTTAATTCTGAGAGCCCGTTCTATCGCATCGCGTTCACGTTTTCGCTCCAGCTTGAACTCTAGGAATCGGTCGTACTGCCCAGCGCTACCAGCCCAAATAAGCATCTCTTTGAGCTTTATTTGTCTTTCTCTGTGGTCTTCCCTAGCAAAAAATGCGGCTGATGAACTGCCTTCAGCCTGAGCTTTTTTGTCAATAACAGATGTAGCGTCAAAATAATCTGCCGCGTCTTTGGCCATGTCTAGCATGGATTTACCGTTGGCCAGCCCCTCCTTCAAAACCGCCCACGCAGCGTTTGCGATGGCGATTTCAGCCAGCACGGGTTACTTTGGCAATGCGTTGTTACCCGCCAGCCACATGAATAAACCTATAACAGCCACGCCGACCAACCAGCTTAACTTCTTTAGCACAGACTTTCCCACCTCTGTGTAAACCCGATTCAACGCGACCTCGGCGGCCTTGTTTGCGATGGCTTCAATTTGAGCGTCGGTTAGCTGAAAGTCTTTTTCGTTTGACATAGTCACTTTAGTAAAGAGTTTTGGATTTCCTGCTCAGGTGTCAACATGTTGCGCTGAAACGCTCGTGTCTTTGGACCCTGACCACCCCTAGACACTGGACGAGGTGTACGCAGACTTTCATCAAGCTGGTCAACTAAGTCCATTAGCCGTTCACGGTTCATTATGGCAGATTGTCGGCTTTGCTCATTGGCAGCGCGGTTAGCGATTTCATCAAAAGCAGCAGCTTTTTCGCGTGCCTTGGCTGACGCTTGTTCAACCCAAGTGCGGTCAAGCATTTTCTCAGCAACAGCTTTATCAGACAGTGCTTTTAACCCAGGGGCAACTTCTGCTAAATCAACCTTTGTTCTTTCCCACGCCACTTTTTCAGCGGCAGTCATGTCAAACCTAGTGCCCTTCGACACCTTGTTTGCGGCTGTTTCCAATGATGCGCCAAAATTAACAAAGGTGTCAGGTGTTGCGCCTTTAAGTCCTTGGCTGCCAGTACGGTACTTGTTTGTTATTGGGTCAAAATCGAGTATGACTTCACGAGACGCTGGGCGGCGTGTAGCCATTGATTGAGACTCAGCAGCAGCCTGTGCTTGCTCGTCTAGCGAAGCAGCCATGTTCCTAGCGCGAAGGTCCTCTGTTCGCAACGCATTCATGGTGCCTTGAGCACTGGGTGCGTTAAGAGCAGGTGGCCCACCCTCAGGCATACTAGCGGTTACGCGTGGTCCGTACTGGTTTGGCTGTAGGGTAAAGTTGGGCTGGTATGGTCCTTCACCAGGCATTAGCAGTTCCTGCGGCGTGGTGTAGGGCACAACAGAACGATTCTGAGGTATGGGTGGGACTTCCTGACGGGCAAGCGGAATGCGGTTGTCTTCAGGCATTGCAAACCGTCTTTGAACACCCGGCCTTGTTAACCGATTGGCCAATACCTCGCTACCTATAAAGCCCAGTGCCGCACCACCTATAACACCGGCTGGGTTAAACCCAGTTGTTACAGCACCCAATGTTGCACCTGCACCACCCCGGCGTAAACGCTGGTAGTTTTGCTCGTCGGCCATTTTCGTAAGAGATGATATTTTAGGATAGTTGCCAGCCACTTTGGATATGTCTAACAGCACACCCGTCAGTTTCTTACCCTTTTCAGCGAGTTTGACAACCTGCATAGGGTCAACTTGATTACCTGTAACGCTTGTAGCGCGTTCCCAGTCATATGTTTTGGCTAAAGCTGTGCGAGCGTTTTTAAAATCTGATAGTGCTTTAGGGTCCCGTATGTTGCTTTCAATAAGACCCTCTAGCGTGTCTGCAATACCCATCCGAGCGTCAGCTTCTGCCATCTGGCTAGGTGACACAAGGCTGCCGCTTTTCTGAGCGTTGTACACAGCGTTTGCCTGCTTGCGCTGCTCACGGATGTTCTTAACAACTATCTCACCATCAATACCACTTTCGATTTTAAGAACAGCGTCGTCCACCAGTCTGTCAATCTTAGCTTTGTTCTCAGCGCCGCCAATTAACTCAGGAATGCGCAGCCCTTCTAGTGTGGGGATTGTAGTAGCGTCGGGAGTCATCTGACCCATTGTGCGAACTTTGTCGTAAGGCGCTGAGTGCAGATTCCGAGCTTGGTCAAATGCGCTGTCTGTAAGTGGAGTGTTTTCAGGCAGACCTAAGTCTTTACGCGCAAGTTTGTTCCACTTGGGTATGTTTGATTGAGCCAGTTTGTCGTTAACACCAGCCTCACCTGCTGCTGCAACAATTGACCTGTTAACTGCTGTAGGATTCGAGTCGGCGGGGTTAAGTCCAATGTCAAGACGTTGGGCTGCTTTAGCAGCGTCAATCTGGGATGCTCTGTCGTAAGATACTTGCGACTTTTGCTGCGCAATTCGGTCAGTACGCGCTTTAACCGCTGGTATCTCACTTACGGCTTGCTTGGCTGCGCCAGCAGCTTGTCTGCCACCACGGACAGCCTGCGGCGTTGTAAAGAGAGCAGTGCCCAACATGTTTTGAGCGTCAGGCTCAGACATCCCAGTTGTTCGCGCAAGCGCGTTAGAAACAGGAGCCATGACGTTTTCGCCAACAGCCCCAGCAAACCGTCGAGATGCTTCTTGCTGATAGTTTGGTGTATTGGTTACACCAAACAAGTTGCCAACTGGCGACTCAAATGGTGCAGCCATTGATCCTGATGTGGCTGTAGCCTGTTCGGGTGATTGGCCAAACGCACGAGCACCCGCATATCCAACTTGCCCAACAACTGCCGCTGGGATGTCACCAACAACCATGTCTGCCAAAGACGCAGCGGATTGCCCAAACTGTGCTAACGCACTTGACTGTTTGGCTTTCTTAGGCGCTGCTGGCGCGTCGAACTGGTCAAATGGGTTTACCTCTACCGTGTCAAACTGGTCGAATGGGTTAGCTGCCATTTTGTTAGTTCCCTAATGCTTTTTTAGCTGAGCCTGGGCCATACTTTGCGTCAAATGCGGAACTCATGTTTGGGTTCCTGCGAAGGTAGTCAACAGCAGACTGAGGTGCGCCTGATGGTGCAGCCTGGTTTCCTGATGGTGCGCCTGATGGTGTAGCTTGGTTTCTGCTTTTCTCCATCAATTTAAGAATAGTCTGAGCAGCGGATTTCCGAATAGTGTTTGGTATCGATGGGTCAGCAAGTTTACCTGCGGCGTTGTTGTATGTCTCAACGTCCTTGTCTGACTGTGGTCCTTCAAATCGAGGAACCAATTTAAGAACCATGTCTGCGATTGGTTGCAATTGGGCAATCGCAACATTACCCTCAGTGCTGATGCCAAACACCCTAGCACTTGCGTCAGTTGCTGCGCCAAACCCACTGCCAGTTGACACGTCGAGTAACCCACCCGGCTCAAGGATGCTTTTGACTGAAGATATGGCACTGTCAAGTTTGGTATTGCGGTCGTTTGTTTCAGCCAGTGTTTTTGCTTGGGCTGCTGTCAACTGGGCTCTCCCAAGTACCCTTCCAGTACGCCCATCGACTACATTAAACGTGCCAGGGTTGTTAGGGTCTTCGATTTCGATTGCCGTTATCGGCTGATTAGTTGCACTAAGTGACGCAGAGTCGGCGTTTTGCTGAGAAACTCCTAACTGAGCTCGCTGGATAGCCAACCTTTGATTCTCAGCGTCACTTGGTTTAATCGTCTGTCGTGACCCCGACACTACTGTTGCTGGACCGCCCCGACCCGGCGTTGACATAATTTGTGTTGCATTGCCAACATTTTGAGATGTGAAGTTGGGCTTGTTTTGCTCGGACCATTTAGCCATTCCCATGGCTGTTTGGTCTTTCCATTGGGTAAACCCCGCTTCATCGGTGGGAATCCCATTTAATATTTGCTCTAGTGATGCTTTACCAATAGGTGTATCCGCTAATGCAGGATCGTTTTTTTGAGAAACAGCCCACCCTATTGCCTGATCTCTAGTGTTAACACCCGACAATAGATTCTGGTATTGCGCTGTAGTAGACACCGCCAACGCTTGACGGCGAGTTGCTTCAGTAGTTTGAGCAGTGTCAATCCCGGTAAGACTTGACACAATTTCGCGACCGCTGTCACCAAAGTTAGAAGCAAGCCTTCGTTTAACGGCTGCATTTTCAAGGTCAGGGTTTCCAGCCAAAAAAGATCGGAGATTATTTTGCTCACCTAAAGACTGCGCGTTAAGCTGATTTTCCTGGTCCATCCCGCGAATTTTCATAGCGCTTGATAACGCGTTTGTATTTGAAAAATTGGCAAAGTCAATCTGCGGCGATTGTGCGCCAAGGGGTATGCGTGGGTCGAGTGGCATTACTTAATCCTTATTAAATCATCGCGTAGTTCACGAGCTTGTATCCGTCAGGGTGTTCACAAACAGCGCCAGGGATGACCTTCTCAACTTCTTGAGCCATAACCCCAATTTGTTCACCATGACCCCACGCGTCTTTATAAAAGGGTTTGTATTGAAACTTGTACAAATTTAAACCATTGTCAAGCACACCAATTTTACGGATGTCTTCTTTAATTGTTATATCTGACCCGACCAGCAATGGCATTTGTGAGCCGCCTTGGTTCAGATATTTATTCATCAATTGGTTTTGCTGATACTGACCGTAAAAATTAACACCTTGACCTACGGCATTGGTAAACGCGTTACCAACTCCAATTTGACCTGCTGCTGTTGCGTTGGCCGCGCCGGTAATTGCGTTCATCTGATTGGCTGTGTTTGTAGCATAGGCGCTTTGACGCGCTGCACTTGAGTTGCCGTATATGTTTGACACACCAGCACCGTAATCGCTGTATGCAGCCGACTGGTTGTTACCTAAAGATGACGCAAGGTTTGACGCATTGGCACCGTAGTTACGATAAGCAGCACTTGAGCCAGACCCAAAGTTTTGAATTGCTTGTGACGAGCCTGACGCCAAATTGCCAGCGGCTGTGGCTTGCCCTGCGGCAGACGCTTGACCAATGCCTTGCAGCGACTGTAGCGGTGCTAATCTGTTGGCACGCTCGGTTTGAAAACGATTAAATGCGTTACCGTACTCTTGAGAGTTAGACGCTTTACTGGCTTGAAAGCGGTTATATGCGTTTTGGTATTCCTGCGAACCCATGTTTTGACCATACTCAGCAGCAGCTTTAAGAGCAGCACCTGACTGCAAACCACCACGAGCGGCGGCAGACCTGTCAATGGCTTTCTGGCCTTCTGATAAACGGAACGCGTAACCAGGGTCTATCTCCATTTGCTGAGTATTAAAATTCTCAAACAAAGTGCCGGGGTCAAACCCCTCAACGTTAAACGCGGTTGCGGCTGAACCAAACCCCGGAGCTTCGGTGTTCTCGCTTAAACCCAGCAAGTCCATTAACCTAGACTGACCAGCTTCGCCAGCTTCTGTAAACGATGATAGGTTTTCAACCTGCTTGTTGTAAATCTCGCGTTGAAACGCCAGCGTCTGGTCAAGGGCTGCTTGTTGCGCGGCTAGTTGTTTGTCTAACGCGACAGTGTTTGCTTGCTCACCTGCCATGTTTGCTATATTTTGAGCAGCAAGAGTTTGAGCAAGCGCTTCTTTCTGAGCAGCAATTTGTTTATCAACCGACTCTTTGTCGGCTGCAATTTGCAAAGCTAAACCTTCAAGTGAAGTTTCACCCGCCTGCACAGCGGCACCGGCTTGAGTGGCTGCGGCACTTTTAGCAGTTTTACCCATGATTACCGCCCCACCAACAATTGCACCTGCTACCCATCCGCTCATAATAGTTCCCCTTGCATCGTGATGCCAAAATTGACTCTCATTGACGCTCTGTAGTCCACTAACAATTCATCGCCCGTGTTGATTTTACACGCAGCAATTGCAAAAATGTCATCTCCCACCAGGTTAGGGTAAATGTTATTGTTCTGGGAATGATTTATAAATCTTCCACCCGGTGTACGCTTGCCATTAAGCCTTCCGGGGCAAACAACATCACCCGCATCAAACTCTTTAGTAGCAAACAAACCAATACCGTGTATGTCCGACTGGCGCATTTCAACTGCCCATTCAGCAGGCATGTCAATTAAATCTGACTCAATTTTAACAACTTTTGACAACTCTGTGTCTGTTGTACCCAATTGATGTAAAAACAACCCGTAGTCAATTTTTGCAGCCTGGCTGCTGGTTCGGCTGGCAGCCAAGCCACAACTTGGTACAACGTAAAGTCGGTCTTCTAGGACAGACAAGTCGGTACAGTTGTCAGGGTTGTCGTAAACATCAACCCACACAACAGACTCGTCAAACACTCGACCCGCACGCTGTACACCAGCACTTGCGTCAAACTCACAAGGTGCGGTCAACACCTTAACACCATTGTCGGTATTTACTGCAATTGTGCCTTTTTCCAAACGCACCTTATACGGTGTTTTATGCTCCGCACCAGTCAGCACAGTCCATGCTGGAATAGTAATTGATCGCTCATAGACGCTAGGAAGAAACGTGTGCGTCGTAATAATGTCAGCTTGTGGCATTTTTAGCAATTCATTTTGCAACGCGTTAACTTTATCAGCCGTTGACAGCCCAAACCCTTTACCGTAAGTCACTGTAATCATGATGCCATCACCACCCAGTCTGTACCATCTGACACCAATGTTGCCCACGCGCCTACAGTTGCAGGGAGAATCGCAGTACCAAGTGTGGCGCTGCCAATAGGTGCAACATTGCTTGAATCTGACACGACAGTCTGCGCTTGCAGGTTTTTAAAACTCAACTGGCGACCACCCCACAGCGTAGCGTCGGGTAGTGTGACCACGCAAGACGATCCGGTCTTGTCGTTAATCAACCACCGTTCAGTGTCGGCGATAGTGAAATCGGCGGTTTTTGTCTCAATTGTCACCGCTGCGACACCTGTGCCGCCGTTGGCAGTTGGCAATACGCCTGACACTCGGGTGGAAACGTCAAGATTGCCCGTGGTTTGAGTGGCGAGATCAACATCAGATAGCGTCCCGCCTAGCGTTAAAGAACCAGCCGTTGTAACGTTGCCTGTTAACGTAATACCGTTAACGTTTCCTGTACCTTGTACTTCGGTTACGCTGCCGTTACCCGTACCCGCGCCTAAGTTGGCGCGTGCTTGCGCAGCCGTAGACGCGCCGGTGCCGCCGCTATCAATCTGAATAACACCCTGAGTTTCGCCGCCCGTAATGACGTAAATATTGTTAAAAAAACGAAACCACTCCCGCGAAATCAAACCCGTCCGTTGGTCTAAAACCGGTACTCGGGGTGCCGGAATTTTGGTTATGTTTTGGTCAGCCATTTGTGGCGCTCGCTTTTAACTCAGCACCCATGATTGCAATTTTTACGTTGTCCGTGCCTGAAACTTCGTACACACGGTCGCGCAACTTTAGCGTCATGCCCAGCCTGCGCCAAATAACTCGGGTGCCATACGCGCCCGTCTTACCCATCGACCGCCAGTGTTCGTTGCTCCAAGTGTGACCGCCGTCGTCAGACCAACGCAGCATAACTTGCGGGTCAATCGCAAACGCTTCTGGCAAGCCTTTTTCAATAAGCAACGCGCCACCAACTTTAGTGTTTGTTACAAGAACGATTTTGCCGCCGTCTTCTTGAACTAAATCGTCGCCAGCTTCAGTCAACAGCACTTCATTGTTGTCCGGGTCGGGTTCTTCCCAAGCCAAAACGTCATCGCTTTCGGTAAGCAGTTTTTGGTCAAGTTCAGAAATATCTCGGATAACAACCGGCGTTTGTACACTTGAGTCAATTGCACCAGTTTCTGCGTCAAGTTGCAACGAATGGTGCGCGCTACGGTTAAGATCGTTTGCGCCGGTAGGCAGCGCTCGCCACGACCGCAACCACTTTTGCACATCGCCGTTGTCCGAATACACGTCTAGATCAAAAACGTAGATGTTACCTAGTTCATGGTCACCCACAGCAATTTCGCCGTTAAACGCCATTTGACAGTTTGAGCGATGACGAGTGAACGAGCCGTTGATAAACGCAGCACGCTCATGCCACAGTGACGTAGCCACATCGTAAACCCATGTGGTGTTTGCTGAAGGAAAAATTAGAACGTAAAACGAGTGGCCGTCTTGTTGGTATGTGTAAGCAATTGCATCACTCATGTCAGCGTATTGCTGAATCTGCCATTCAACAGCGTGAGTTGAAATCCGCTGTGCGCTGTAGCCATTAGCGCGGTACACAATACCCTTACCACGGGCATCCGCACCTAGCCAAAAAATACCGTTATCTAACTTGGCAACTGAAAAAGATGCAACACACCCCACCTCGTTGAACGCACCTTGAACGGGTGTCAGCGGAAAAGCGGCTGCTCCTGAGTTGTACCAAACCTCAACCGAGTTGGTACCAAACAACCACGCTTCTCGATGGTCTATTAAAACCGACACAAGCCCATCAGGGGAACCCTCAGCGCTTGCAAAATCAAGTGGGTCTATGGATGTACCATCAAACAGGCTAGTGATCCACAGGCGTTGACTGTTGGGTTCGTTAAATACAAAGTAACCATCTAAATAACCCACGGTAACAGCACCGGGGAAATCAGGATCGTCAATTTGCTTAAACTCTAAAGTTAAACTGTTGTAGATGAAACTGGGGCCGTTGCACGCCACAAACAGTTGTGTGCCGTTATCAGACATGCTGACTGGACCAGATGACCCAGAAATAGTACCAATTGGAAACACGTTCCATAAACTATCAACACGGTACAACACCTCACCCGACGCAACATATCCAAACCCGTTGAATTGCCACATGCCGCGAATAGGACCATCCCCCATGTTTGCGACAAGGCGCAATCCGGGAGCGCGGTTTAAAAATCCCGGTTCTTTACCCCCCTCAAGGACAACTTCCGGAAAAAGGTTAACCATTCGGGCGTCAGCAGCGTTAACACTACGCGCTACATAGGACGACCCAAGGATTGGCGTCTTCATTAGTAATTGCCAATGTAAATGTTAAACCCACGGCGATTGGACACAACGTCAGTAGGCATTGACATAATGTCGTTGTCGTTGTTAATGCGGTTTATGTTTCGCTTGCTTGTCATGGCGATACGCGACACTTGAAAACTTGGTTCAACGCCAAACTCTGGCGCAATTTCCATAGCCAAACTATACGTGAACGCGCGAAGATAGCCTGTCGGAAACGCCATCACTGTTGCCAAAGTCGCAGCCTCGGTTAACGGTGCAACAGACACAATGTGCCATTCCAAGTCCTGCGTTGGCTTTGGGTAAACCGACATCGAAATGTTAGGGTACTCCATGTTCACAAAACACAATTGCGGAACGGTCGAAGTGGAGGTTTTAAGCGCAATAGCGTTGTACTGCTGGTCATTGATGAGGCTAATACCATACGACACACCAGTGCCAGGTACAATAAAATACGTCGCGTCATCAACTAGCACAGGCCGTATTCCTACGAAATCGCCAGTAGGCCCAAGGGTTCGGGTAATCTCACCAGCAGGCCATGTGAATACTTGATCCTTTGTGCTAAAAACTGATAACCGCTCGGTGTTCCACGAGTCGATCATTTGGTTGAGCGCCATTAAAGCGTCATTTGACATATCTGCTGAGGGTGTTTCACCTTCTGCAAGTACGCCCAGCAATCGCAATGCACGGTTAATTTGATTGCCAGCGGTGTACGTTGCCATTGTCAGACTCCTTCAGTTTCACCCTCGACAGTTTCGGTTCGGCGGGTGTATTTGCGCTTGGTTCCCAATGCGTTCGCAGGGGCCGCACTTTCGGAGTCCGAAGGCGTGTCTGGATTATAACGCGTCCAGCCATTTTTTTCATCAGCCACGGCCTCAAGTTCCATTGTGGCAACTTTAGCACCATGAGTGGGGTGATTTAAATAAATTACAGCCATGTGATTCCTTTAAAGTAGGAGGGGCAACCCCTCCTACTTACTCAGTCAATTAAGCAACTACGGCAAATTGCCATTTGCTGCCATCAGACATAAACATTGAGTCGTTGCCGGTAGCGTTGGTTGTTACACCAATAGAACCAGCAGGAGCCGATGTTGTTGTAGTGTTAGCTGTAACAGCTTCAGTTAAAAAGTATAGACCAGCACCAGTTGATGATGTGACAGTATCTGTGCCAAGTAAAACAGCAGAGGCAGTGTTGCCGTCTGAAACTTGGTAAGCGGCACCGCCGTTAGGTATTGTAGCCATGGTAAATTCCTTTAAAAATAAAATGCAATGACAAGGGCCGAAGCCCCAGCCAAGTTAGCCCCACATACGCACAGCCATCTGAGGACGGATTGCGCTGTAGCCATACAACACGTCAATACGACAAGGCATACGGTCGTTGTTGATGTCGTACTGGCGAACGATACGCAAGCTAATACCGTTGTGAACAGCACGGGAGGCCATGTCAACGCCTTGTGGTAACAACAAGTCAGCGGTCGCAAAAGTGATCGCGTCTTTGTGGTACACCAGGTTTTGAGCATATGTTGTAGATGCAGCACCTACAAACACAACAGCTTTACCAGTCAAAGGTAGCGCAGCCACGGTAGCCAAAGCCTCACTAGCAGAGTACATGGCCACCACAGTAATGTTACCGGCACCACCGCCGCTTAACGTTGTAGCAGCCGCAGCAACAAACTGGAACAGTGACCCAGTAGATTCACGGGTTTGTGGGTTGACAGCAAAGCAATCAGCCACGGTAAACACGTCACCTACTTTAACAATTCCACCTGCGCCAGCACCAGTAATGGCGATGATTGTAGCGCCTTCAGCAGTTACAGAAGCAGACAATGTGCCACCAGTTGCAGTACGTGTGCCAGTTACAAACTGCTTAATGGACTGAGACATGTTGATTTCATTAAACCCCAACACGCCAGTGCCCATCATGCCGTTCTTAAACTGTTGACTTATTGTGGTTGTAGGATTGAATAGACCCTTCAAGCCTTCAACCAAACCAGCGTTAGCAGCAGGATTTACAGTAGCGTAACGTGGAGACATTCCAGAAGCACTCTCGTTCAACTTTTGCTGGGCTTGCAGCAAGACCAATGAAGTAGCAGGAGTAGTGCCGGGAGTGCCCACAGAGTTACCAATGGACTGGTATGCGTTAGCAACGTCAGCGTCAACCGATGCGGCCAACTGACTGAGACGTGGCTTCAACACACGCTCCGCAAAGTCGTCCATTTGCAGGGCTAGTTCAGCAGAAGTAAAGTTAATACCAATGTGTTTTTGGCTAGAAACAGCCAATGTGGTGAATTGTTCAGCATCATCTTGAACTGCCAAAGCAGCACCGTCAGTTACTAAAGCGCGGTCAGGTAATCGGATACGCAGAGTAGAACCGATTTTTGCACCTTCAACAGCAAAGCTGTCGTCGTACTGGCGGTTTACGTTGCGCGTTATTACAAGATTATTTTCCAAAATTTCCAGCGATTTGCGGGTAATCATGTCAATGGTGAGAATGCTATTAGCCATGTGAGTCCTTAAAAGTTAACGAGAGCGTGACGCCTCAGCCTTGCGAATCTGGCGATTGCGTTCGGCCTCAATCCAATCCGATGTAGACATGGTTTTAATTGATCTAGGATCAGTTGTATCATGGCTCGGACTTCCTGAAGACCGCGCAGTCACCGGACTAATGGGTGTTGGCGCAGATGTTGTCTTTTTGACTGGAGGATTATCAGCAACTCGTGCCTCAATTCTTCCAATCTCCTTTGCTTGCATGAGAGGTGACAAGCGGGAAATGCGTTCAGCTTCCTTTGGGTTAGACCCAAGCCAATAGGCTAGGTCAGGACCGTTATCAGATGACTGAATTGACTCAGCCATAGTGTTCGTGATTTGCAGCTTAGGGTTGTAAACGACGTCTTCAAAATCGTCATACTTGTCCCGTGCTTTTTCCTCAAGTTCACCATATGCTTCAACAAGGCTTGCTTGCTGCTTTTGTGCATCACGCTGATTTATCATTTCCTCAGCTTTACGAACTGCTAATGCTTCCGCATAGGCGTCGGGGCTTTCAAAACTACTAATCAACGGAAAATCTACTGGAGCAGCACTTCGAGTTTGCGTTTCCGCTTGTCGAGAAACTTGTTCGCGTTCCCACTTACGTTGTTCTCTTGCGAGTCGTTTACCAATGGCGGCGTCAAGTTCTTCTTGCGTAAATGTCTTTGTCGCAGAAGAATCGGGCTGGTCATCAGTTACTTCCGGCAAATTTTCAACAACATCAGGTGTGGCCGTCACATCCTGCGCTGGCACGGAGTCTACTTCCGCTAGGTTTTGGACTTCTTCAGTCATGTAATGAATCCTTGGATTCCTCGGTGAACCTCACCGATACGGTTTGTGTTTACAGCATCCGAGTTATAACACGTTGACCAGCCGTAAGGCCAGTAGCAAACGTAATACTTGTCGTGCTGCTTTCAGTATAGTCTACGTTAAATTCTTTTACGAGTCCGTCAACAATAACTAACAAATAACCACCAAGGCCATATTCAGGCACCGTAAACACGGTTTGGAGAGATGCTGCAACAGTGACAGGGTTTTGCTTGCCTTGGATGGTGCCCACCCCTGCAACAGTCCAAATCAAGTTGTCATCTGCGTCTTCCAGCACAAACGTGTATCTTGACGGGCCTACCCAAACTTCGGCTTCGCCGCGTGAGTCAAGGATTACCGGGTTTGTGTTAGCAAAGTTGCCCGTGCTGTCGGTGTATGTGACCAATGGCACAGCCGTGCCGCTGGCGTAGGTATAAAGTTTTCCGCCAACTAAAGGAATGCCCGCAGCAGTAAAAAACTGCATTTTTGGCGATGGTGTAAGGGTGACAGCTTGAGTCATTTACGTTAACCTAAAGTTAATTTTTTTGGCAGGCTTTAACGTTCGGGCTATTTCTTCAGCGTAGTACTGCATGCTAAACTGGCCGCTGATGCGCACGTTAAACTTCTCAGGGGGCACAAACAGCTTATTTGTGTCCTCAAAACGGCTCTCCTTAATGCGGTCTACCCATACGATGAAGTCCGCGTTAAACGCTTCCCTAGCCTCATGA